GTTCCTAATCCAGAAATTCCGGAGGAAACGGGAAGCCCCGTGCAGTTCGTCAGCGTTCCAGAAGTAGGCGTGCCGAGGACAGGAGTAACAAGAGTTGGGCTGGTGGCCAAAACGTTGTTGCCAGTGCCTGTATTGGTAACGCTGGCCACATTCTTGTTCGCATCAAGCGCAAGCGCCGTGCTGGCAGTCAGCGAAGATACCGAAAGATTCCCTACCTGCAGGTTTTCTAGCACATTGTAGATGTAAGACGTGCTACCGCCCCCAGAACAACGCACAACGATGTCTTTCCCGTTCGGGATCTCGTAGTCACGAGCAGCGTCATACGTCCCTTGGAACAGCAAAATACTGCGGCTTCCCGAAAGCCCGTTCCGAATAAAGTAATACCCCTCAAAATCATTTGGGGTAATCTGGACGTAGGTCGTGCCTCCAAGGTCTCCCGCGTCCACGAATTCAACAATCCTGTTCCGCCCGTTAGACGCTGCAAAATCCGCAACATTGAGCGTGTTCGGAGAACCAGAACTACCCGCAGAAGCAAGCGTAACGCTGACATAACCAACAATGGCCGTGTCAAAATAATCAAAATTGGTATTGGTCGAATCGCCCCACGTGCCGGATTCGTCGCCCGTGGTGATTTGCTTGATGCCAAGATTCGTATATGTAGCCATTATCGCTCGCTCCTATGCTACTCGTGACCATGTCGTGGTCTGGGAATCGTCTACAACAGACCACCCCGGGGAAGAAGTTCCCTCTACGGCAGCCCATGCGGGTGTCTGTGAGTCTGAAACAGTCAGCCAGTTGGCTGTTTGGGCGTCATTGACCACGGCCCAGCCGGGGGTTTGATTGTCGTTTATTGTCGCCCAAACAACAACATAGCCCAACTGACCAAGGCCCACGACGCCAGAAAGAGTGGATACCGATACAGTTCCCGCCGCTCCAGAGCAACTTACCCCAGATACGGATACCAAAGTTGTCGGGAGCGCGGACGCAGTACCAACCTGACCTATTCCAGAAACCCCCGTTGTTTCGTAAACAACGCTTTGGGAGGTCTGAACCTGCCCCGCCGCGCCTGCTGCTTCTGTCCCGGTAACCGATATAAACGTACCGGTCGTGGTAGAAACTGTTCCAAGGGCCGTGGTCCCTTGGACTCCAGTCGTCAAGAAAGAAACGTTCTGTGCGGTAGATACCGTTCCGACTTGGCCAGATCCAAATACGCCAGTAACCACATAGGTCACGTTTCCAGACGCTTGAACTGTGCCTACTTGTCCTGTTCCAGAAGTCCCAGAAACCTCGATAAGATTCCCAGTGACAATCGATACCGTACCAGAGTTGCCAGTTCCCCCAACTCCGGTCGTCAAGAACGAAACGTTCTGTATAGTAGAGACCGCCCCTACTTGACCTGCTGCAAATACCCCAGAAACGTTTATTGTGACGGAAGAAAATGCCGTCACGGTTCCAATTTGGGCGGTACCACTTACCCCCAAAACCGTGTAATTAACATTCTGGCTGGTAGTAACCGTACCAACCGCACCTGTACAAGAAACACCGGAGACATCACCGTAGGTGATGTCTCCTACCGCATACCCTGATATCCAGTATCCGTATTCAACATATTGGTCAGAGTAGGCGCTCACCTAATTGCTCGTCAGTCCGATGGAGGAAGCCATGGCAAGTCTACAAACTGCGGAGACGGTGTTTTTTGACCTTCAATCTGCGCGGCCACCATCTGCTCATATTTTTGCACGCCTGAAGAACCAAGGGCCTCCAGTGTCCAAGTCACCGCTTCCTGTTCTGTAATCTGATCAAGCGGAATAAAGTTTCCGGGGTTCGGAGGAAGCAGCCTGCAATCGCTTGAAGCATTGCCTTTAAGTCCGTTCTCTTCCCCAGTGCATGTGAAGTAGCTGATAACTACTACGTTATCCAAGCTGCCCTCAGTGACGGCTTCCATCGCGGTCACCGTCCACGTATACGTAATCATTGGTTATCTCCTTCAGGGGCCTTCGGAATCTGGCTCTCGGCCTGCGATTTTATCTTGACTACCAAGGGCCACGCGCCAGAAGACGTGGGCAACTGCCCAAGGGTCTGCAAAATAGCGTTTACTTCCTCTACGGAAAGCGTGAGTTTAATTTCCATTTCTCCTCCTTACGGTATAGTTGATGCAAGTAAATAGTATACGGTGCCATTAAACCGGACTGCGATGGTTCGGTTGGCGGTCGGCGTCCCGGTTCCGACGTTTGTCCCTTCTGTATAAAAACTTGGGATTGTGTTTCCTGCGCTTAGGTCGGTGCTGTAAAGCTGAATTGTGTCAGCAGGGCCAGTCGTCGGGGCTGTTCCTGTGGCTATGCAAATAGTGTTTGTAGCACTTGTTCCAAATACGTTAGACCCAATTCCAACATTTCCATTAAAATAATTAGCAGCAGTCCCAGCAGCGTAGAAATTCCACCGCTGAGAAGCAGCCGCAATGTTGCTGTAAAACCCAAAATTGTTTGTTGCGTCAGTGACTGAGCTTTCTACAAAAAATCCGTACTGGTTTGTGATTGTTGAACTTGCGCCTTTAGTTTGCGGATTTACATAAAAATGAGTTAGTTGGCCAAGTGTGAACGCCGCATTCTGAGTGATTGGTCTACTCATTATTCCGCGAAAACCGCTTGTTACTGAGCTTCCAATCGTCGCGTCAATAATTTGAGCATTAGAAAACGCAGAATGATTTATGGTCCCTGCAATCCTAAGCGGGTCTCCGGTCGTCGTTGCGCCTATTCCAAGCGGCCCCGCAAAGTAATTCGGCGCAGAACCATTTGCGTAAAAGTTCCACCTCAGGGAGCCAGAAGCGGCAATGTTTGAAAAGAAACCAGCGTTTACACTGGTCGCAACGGTGAGCCCTGCCTGCGTAAAAAATCCATATAAATTTGTGATTGATGAGCCAGCTCCAAGCGATGTAAAACCTGCTGCGTAGTTGGCTATCGTTCCGGCAGTGAACGATGCTGCTGCTGTGGAAACTCGACTGCTAATACCAAACGATGAACCCGTCGCATTTGATGGCATCGTGACATCTGACCAAAGCCCGTATGCAACACTAGAGCCTGTGGTTGGAAGCGTTCCGATAAGAGATACTTCCGCGCCTGCAACAGCTGAGGCAATGGCGCCGTTTAATACTGTCAGCCCTGTCGCGCTTAAAGTAGTAAAATTGCCTGCCGCCGGAGTAGTTCCGCCAATAGCTGGAGGAGATGCCAGATAAGTAGAAAACCCAGTCCCAGAAACAGTGCTGGAGGCGCTTAGGGTAGTGAACGCTCCTGTATTAGCCGCAGTCGATCCAATCGCTGGAGGCGAAGCAAGATAGGTCGAAAACCCCGTTCCAGAAACTGTACTAGAGGCGCTTAGGGTAGTGAACGCTCCTGTATTAGCCGCAGTCGATCCAATCGCTGGAGGCGAAGCAAGATAGGTCGAAAAACCCGTTCCAGAAACAGTGCTGGAGGCGCTTAGGGTAGTGAACGCGCCAGCGGCAGGGGTAGAGCCCCCTACAGCTCCATTGATAGGGCCTGAAAACGCGGTTGCAACTATCGTCCCACTGGCGTTTATCGCATTTCCCGCGCCAGACTGAGTAACACTTAGCGCGTTTCCAGCGGTGGTAACGCTAATGGATACAGGAGAGGTGCCTGTAAGCTCTACTTTGTCCGTGTTGAGATTGATAAAGTTACTATCAACCTCGTTGTGGGTAAGAGGGGAACCCTTTCCAGCCCTTGTTACAATCGTCGCCATTACGGTTACCCTCTGTTACGTGATCAACGCCTCCTACTGCCCCTCAGGCTGAGGCTTATGCAATGCGAATAATGGCGTCGGTTGCGTTTGGCGATGGAAATTGAATAACAAAACTGCCAGAAGTAACCGTTTTTGTTCCGCTAAACGTCAATACACATACCGCTCTGTTAGAGGAGGACGTGTTGTAGATCAAAGCACCATCTGCACTGAAACTAGCGGAGGTCCACGTAGGATCGTTGCTGAAATCAGTGTAAGCGGTGGTACTCGATGACGTTGGGGTGACATTCGTAAGCGCAACACCCCCTGCGGTATACCCCGTCCCAGACGTTTCGTCTGAAGCGCCTGTCAAATTCGAGTAGTTTGTGGTCGCTGCCCCATAGTCTCCCGTCGGAGAAGCCTTGATGAGCGCAATCTTAAAGGCATTACCGGTAGAAGCGGTGAAATTGTGCGTCGCGGTCATCAATTCGACCTTGAACGACGTGCACATTGCATTGGTAACGGAACCCATGGCATTTTCTCCTAGTCGATATCGACTATTTTGTCGGCAATCTGTGCAAGTCCTTCCTTCTTAAGAAGGTCGGCAATGGAAAGACGTTCGGAACGAGCTGAACGTTTCATGTAAAAAACAAGAATGGCCCGTAGTTTGTCCTGAAACGCGAGTGCCTGCTCTCGCAAAGGCATTGGCGTGTCTGCCGAGATGCTAATAATCTTTCTCAGCGCCAGATCAGCCAGTTCTTCTGGGTTCAGGTCACGATTGTTGGTGGTTACAACAGTTGCAACCCCAACGGAAACGGTAGATGCCTCTCCAAACATATGTTTTCCCCCTATCTTACGGTCCCGGACTATCGCTCTTCAGGTACAAACGAGTCATTCCGTCTCGATATTCGTCTCTACGGCGGCGACCCTGCTGTTCAAGGCCAAGACCCTGCAGCGCCTGAGCATAACTCTTCTCAAAATACTCCAGCATCTCCCTCGGACCCTTCGTGTAGCTGTACGCTTGTATCAAACAGGCGTAAAAAAGGGCTTCTGGGGAGTTGGTGCTAATCCAAGTGGTCGTATTTGTCGAAGAAAGCTGCGCGGGACGTGCGATATACCCCAATTCTACCGTAAAACCGGCATTTGGGGTCGGAGCAACGTAAAAAGTGTTTTGATCCCACGTGCTGTAGTACTTCGGAGTACCTGTAGAGGCTCCATTTGGCCAGTATTCCTTCATGAAAGACGTATCACGATAGTCAAGGAATACTTGATCGCTGCCGTTAGTGACCATAAGGTAACGATGAGTCAGGATATCTGACGGCGTAGACAGGAATTTATTGCCGGAAGTCAGGTTTCCAGAGACTTCTACCTTAAAAACATCCAAGTCGATGTCCCTAAGGATGCGATTTTCGGCAAAAGTGATGAACGTATTGATCACCGCATTGGTGAATACGTTGGCATCGACCTCGGTGTAATTCCGAATGTTGGTTACCAGTTCGTCGTAGGTCATGTTGTAGTCACCCTAACGACTCCAACAGACCCTCGACCGGCAATCGGCTGGGCCTCCTGAAGCGGCTGCATGTTGTTGCCGTTATAAGCGCTCCCAACGCTTTGAAAAAGAGAGTCACCCGGGGTTCCAACGTAAACGGTAACGGGTTCTACCCTGTCTGGGCGTGGCTGATAAAGCGCAATCGCATCGCCTTTGTACTTGAGAGGCTCAAGTTGTGGCTCTTTTGGCTCGTAGTCTTCTGGGCAGACCTTAAAACCACGCCAATTCTTGCGTAGTACATTGTACGGGTACCGTTGTCCGCAATAATCGCACAGTCCGTAAGAGAATTTACCAGTGGCGTAGGCCATTAGACCCCCAAGTCAGGCACCAGATGCAGACTTGCGGTGTCTCTATCCTCATCAGCTGCGCGCTTGAAGTCTTCGTCATAAAGACTTTTCAACGCCTCTGTTCTTTCGGGCGCGTACTTAAGCGAAAGATGGTAAGCGAGCCCTGAAACAAGGCAAGGGAGGAACCTAAAGTTCACATCGGCTGTGTTCGTATATCCTCCAGCGTCTTGAATACGCCGAATTCGATAGTACACGAAGGTGTACGTCGTCCCTTGGGTCGCCGGGTAGAGAAACACCTTAAAAGTGTTAGCCCGCTGGACATAGTACTGCGCTGGGCGTGCCTGCGTGGTCTTGTCCGGGATGTTCAGATATTCCTCTCGCCCAATTCGATCAATGGTAATGTCCGTTGACGGAGAAGTAGAGGAATCTCGAATAATCGCAGACAAAACGTTGACGGTATCATCGGATAACGTGATTTCGTTTGTCGCAGCGGGCAAAGGATAAGTAGCTTGCTCGATGGTCCAGAGGTTTAAGCCCCTGTTTGCCCAGTCCAAGAACATCAAGTTGAGCGACCGACGAGCGGAATTCAGCTGGTAACCATTGGTTACCCGCATGCCACAGCGCTCAAACGCTTCTTCGACTATGTCGTCAATTTGAAGCGTAAAATCGGTCGTTCCGGACGTTGCCATTTAGCACATTCCGCCTTTTCTCATGCCCATGGCCTCGCGCTTGCGAGGGCTAATGTTCATCATGCCCTTTTTAGCTTCTCCGCCCCGGTACATCATGGCCGGACCAGTACGCTTACTGGTGGCCTTGATCACTTTACCTCGTCCGCCCCCTTTAGTGGCGCATCCCATTCCACGTGTTTTAGCCATTTCCTGTTCTCCTACCTAGGGACTCTTGGTTCATAGGGAAGTGTATTGCCTTTTACCGTCATGGTTGTACGTTTTCTACGATTAGAAGGGTTTCCTGTGCCTTTTCCTTTCAACAGCGAGCGCGTTACTCCCGGCAAGTATTCCCGCATGTCTCCGGTAATGCCTTCTTCCGGACTGCCCTTGGTAACGCCTCTCATGGAACTTCCCCCGGAGTATTTCTTGACGGCCATGCCGCCCATGCAGCAGCCACCACCCTTGGTCGCAGCGCCCATTCCTCGTTTTTTCATGGGACTATCCTTTTCTTAATTCGTCAATTTTGCTTTCAAGACGATTAAATCGAACATCAACATGCTCGACCAATCGCTCCATGTCCGCGCGTACCTCCGCGCGAGTGATGTGGTCTCTAGCCATCTCTTCACGAGTCCTGTTTAATAGAACTCCAAGACGGCTAAGTTCCGTTACTTTTTCCTTAAACAAAAAACCCATCATCGTCACTAGGGCCGTGAGGATTACATTCCAAATCATGAGTTCCATGATTCAGCACTTCCAGCGTTTCCGAGCCTGCCTTAGCCGACTATTAGGGTCGTTGGCAGCCTTTGGAAACATCCTCATCTGACCTTCAGAGCGCGCACAGAAAGACTTACGGCGCTTTGCTCTTGTTCCTTTAGGATTGTCTTCCGTGACTGCTGTTTGCAGCTTGCTCCCGGGGTTAGCTTTTCGATAAGCGGCAACCCCTTTCTTGGTCATTCCTGCCCCGGACTTCGTGGCGCGAAAATTACCAGAGCGAACCGAGGTTTTGATGCCCATGCCTCTAGAAGTAGCCATCACCCAAAACCTACGCCGCAGCGCCGCCGACAAACAGCAGGGTAACCGTGGTTATTTCCGCACTGCTAAGGGTTATGTGAATGCCACTTTCAAACAAAATACCGTTGTCAGGAATAATCATGTCCTGAGACCCTGCCGCAGCAGGGCTGGTGATCGCAAACTTGGTGGTTCCGCCAGAACCACCACTCCGCAACGTGATCGTCGCGGGTGTGGCGGTGTGCGTAAAATAAATTCCTGCCAAGCGCGTGCGCCCAGAAACGGCATCCCCGGTGGCCGTCTTTCGGACGGCCTGAATGTCACTTGCAAAGCTCATGGGGGAGCCCCTTAAACCGTGGCGCTAAAAGGAGTCGCCTCAGTCCCAGTTGCCTGCGACAGCACCTGCACTGCGTACAGATTTGCCGCGACATCAACCACGCGCACCGTGTCGCCTTTAAGTCCACCGGTGGTGTTTCCGTTGAACGTGATGGTGTCGTCAGAAGCGCCAGTCTTGTAGCCAAGAACCGCAGCCGAATTGTCCGAAATGACATAGGCCGAGCCGGTCATGGTGTCGCTGCTGTTGGCAACCTTGATCGTGGTCGAGTTACTCGTGACAGACGTGCCAATCACGAACTGATAAACAGTGCCGCTGCCAGAGGCAGCCGGAAGGGTGACAGCGATTCCCGCTGCACGGTTCAGGGTGGTAAACCGACCTCCATGCGTGGCAGCAGTTACGGCAAGAGTAGATGCCGTGGCATTGACGGGAGTTGTAGCAGTAATGGCACCAGTGACATTACCCGTGACATTACCCGTGATAGCGCCAACAAAACCGTTGGTCGACGTTACTGGACCCGAAAAAGTAGTAGAAGCCATGTTTTATCCTCGTGTTGTAGCACTTCCTGTACCGTCTCTACAAAGTCTGCTAGGACAGTCGGCACAGGTAAAAAACCCTAGATAAGTCAGAGTCTAGATGAAAAAAGGGGGCTTTGACAGCCCCCTTTTCACAGAGATTACCCTGAGTTTTTAGGCCCCGGGGGACCCAAAGATGCCTCGCGGATCGCTGAAGCCGAAGCTGTAGCGCTCACGAGCCTTGTAGCGAACATTACCCGTGTCGAAGTCGCCTTCGAAGCCGGTCTTGATCGCCACACGCTGGAACATCTTCATTCCATTCGGCGCATCGGTCTTGATGAACCATGCGTCGGGGTCAGTCAGGTAGTGATTAACCGTGTAACCCTGAGGAATCATGCCCATGTTGCGGATGGCGTTGATGTCGTTATCCGCAGTGCCAACACGAAGTGTCGACTTTAGGATACGATCCGCAGTGAACTGGAGTTCCTTCGGAATGATCAGCT